TAGAGTCAAAAATGATTTCAGCAAGGTTTGGATTTGTGGGGTGATCTCTAAAGAAAGGTTTTTTAAGATAGCTACACTACAGAAAGCTGGAACAAAAACTAATAATTTCACCTATGACCAAGCTAGGTATGAGGTTCAATACAAAGATTTAGGTAGTCTCCAAAGTTTTGTGCATCATTATGGACGTAAAACCAAGTAGAAGTCTCATGAACTACTCAGAAATTGAGTAAAAACGATTAAAAATTCCTCACTGATAACAACCTACTCCTACGGGAGTGGGTTTTTTTGTGTAATATAAGATATGCCTTCTGTAACGAGAGTCCACTCCCATGAGAGCCAAATATACATTGACAATACTTTGATAAGAGGAGTCAGATCTTTCAGCTATCAGAATCCCAAAAATGTTCAAGAGCTAAGGAGACTAGGGTCTTACAAACAAGAAAATTATATTTTAACAGCGGATCAGCCTATTGATGCATCTATAGAATTTATAGTTAACGATCATACTTTGGATAAGAATGGAAACTACTTGAAGTTTTTGAGTTCAGATGAGTCAACTATCCATCTCAAAGATACAACTGCCAGAACGACTTTTTCAAAAGCGAACCTAACTAACTTTTCTTTAGACTTCAGTGTCGGAGACCTTGCTCTTGGGAAATATGGATACCAGTGCGACTCTTTATCAGTCAGTGAAGGCAACTCTTTAATAGATTTAGATTTAGACTCAAGCAAATTTAATATCTTCCGCCCACAAGATATAACTCTAACCACCAACCTGACTGAAGGTATAAACTCTACAGACTATCCAATTCAATCTGCATCTATTTCTGTAGGCATAGAGAGAAGGCCCACAATCAGAGTCGGAGAACGAGGAGCGAAAAGAAGATACCCTGTATTACCAGCGCAAGGATCTTTAAGTATATCTATTCTTAAAAATAAAGTTGAAGAGACTTTAGATTTATCAAGCTTAGTGGCTAAGAAAGGAAACTTTACATTTGTAATTTCGGAGACTGCTTTAGGTTCTGCTTCTGCAAACCCAAATTTAAATGTGGTAGTTCACGATTGTTTTTTAAATTCTGTAAGTCAATCTCATTCTTTAGACGAAAATGCATCATTAGATTTTTCTTATACATTTCCGATTTCAAATGATGCCATCGAATATTATTTTTCGTAAGCAAATTTGTCATCCCCTTATTTGGCAAAATCCCGCTTAAACTTGGGGTTTTTTGTGCATATACAAATATGCCATTGCCAAACCCCAATAACGGAGGAAGCAAAGAGCTAAAGGCTAAACTGACAAAACTTTAGCAATAGCTTACCATACAAAGTATGCTGATTCTTCTTCGCCCAATCAAAACCTTTAATGTCATCCGTATAATCCTTAGAATATTTATTCCAAAAGTGTAGGATGTATAAATCTTTAGGGACTACGGAGCAAAGGTCAGAGAATATTTTGTGTGTTTCATTCCACATTGGCCGATAAAATAATTCTGGTCTTAACAAAGTTATTTTAGAAGGGTTTTGTTTAGCTACTTCGAACGGCAACTCAACACCAGCTTCTCCCCACCCATCCGGTTTAAACGTTTCTGCGTATGGTTCAGACCATAAATCTAAAAATTCAGCTTTAGGCTCAGAGAATATAACCGCATTACATAAAGCACCTTCAGATTCGACCCCCATAGCAAATTTATATTTCAGCATCCTTGCGTAAGGCTCCACGCATATAGTATCAAAATCAAGATAAACTCCTCCATACTCCTTTAATATCTCCATCCTTAGATTATCTGCTCTATGTTGAGGATGAATAATCTTCTTTTCTCCGAAGTGCGTAGGCAAGGGAACCTGATGAAGTTCAACTTCTTTTATCTTCTTTAACTCTTCCCACCAACGACCATGAGGCTCAAATGAGTAAAAATAATTAACCCTCTTCGGCTTGTTTATCTTTATCGCAGATACAGCTGCAACATAGTAAACAAATTTAAATTCTTCATCTGGGGACATCCCCGCTATAAAATGACAAATATTGGGGACCATATTTAGAAAACCTGTCTTTTTAAGACTTTGAAGATGTCATACAAGCATTGATCTTGCTTGCTAGCTTCTCTGACTTTATTCTTAATCTCAAACGAATGTGAAGTATGAGCTATATCACGCTTAATTACCCAACCCTCCTCAATAAAGTAATCAGAATTCCATTTAAATACCTCTGACATATAATCTAAAGCAATCAAATGCCTTTGACCTTCTGAGATCTCTATTTCTACTGTTTGCTTACCTGTTATCTTCATGGGTATTACTTACACTAATAAGATCCTCGTTTAAACTAATTTTATTTTTAGCCTCAAGCCGCTGTCGGTGGTTCAACCTTCTACCGCCCAAGTAATATATTGCTTTCCCCATGCTAATAATCTTTAATAAACGTTATATTCCTCTCCTCAATATCTTCTGGGTTCTTTCCAGCACGAGCTTCAGCATTTTTTAATTCATTTTCTGTAAATAAAAAATGCCTCCCATCCTCAAAACTAATCTGAACGTAAACGAGAGAAGCGTTATTTTTCTTCTCCTTATTAACAACTGTATTCACGTAAGCGTATTCCATAATCTAATAACCCCAACTATTTAAGGTATGCTGAAAAGGATTTTCCTCTATGCCCTTAACCAAGTCAAGCATTTTCTCTGCTATTTCTCTAATTTCTTTTTGAGCGTGTTCGCTCTTACGTAATTTAATAAAGTTTGCAAAGCTACGCATATTAAATTGCACATCGGCTTGAATGCGACTATTGTAAGTCTTAAAGAAACGTGCAGATTCTTTTGCTCGTTTGCGTCCCAACCTTGACTCAAGAGACTCCACACATTCATGGTAAAGCTTATTCCCATGAGCCGTATATATCATAAGTTCATTCTGCCATGCTTCGGGCCAGTCTTCTGGGATAAACATTTTATCCTCTTTTAATTCTTTGTACCTCGCGCTTTCAGCGTTAATCGAAGCCAATCTATGCTTAAGAAGATGTATATGACTGGCAATATCACAATCAACAAGGAAATGGACTGTACCTTTCTCAAAAGGGGTTTCGTGACCCTCGGACCAAAGCATGTTGATGAGCTTCGGAATTCTCTTTCGTTTCTTTTCATCTAGTTCTCTTGAAGTTGATGTCCAAGCGCTACAAGCGATAACCTCATCGCTACCATAGTGTCCTAATAATTCTACCGTATTTCGCATTTTTTTTCAATTAAAAAGTAAAGGGATCTACCATCACAAAAGTAGAAGGAACGATCTTCCTGACAAAGAGATACCCATTTTTACGATAAGTGTCAACCATTCCTTTATTAAATTTATCAAAAGCCCTTGGAGTTCTATGGATATTGCCCACCGAATCTTTTATTATACTCCAATCAGAATAAGTTGTAGCTTGCCCCATATCAAAATCCATCCCCAGCTCTTTAGCTATCGCCCAAAAATAAAACTCATCAGCGAAAATAACCTCGTTCTTCACGAAATACTTAGACCAATGATCAAAAGTTTCTACGAACTTAATGGCATCTTCTCTACGACAAGCAAAAAATTGACAAACTGCATTATACTCATCGAACTTGTAATCTTTAACTCCCTCCTTTAAAACCTTCTGACTTTTTACTTTCGTGTGGAAGCTAAAGTGTTTCGCAAAAGTCATTTTTTTATACCTTTTTTTAATCAGATTCACTGTAGAGTCTAAATCATACAAAGGGAAATGAGAATCGCTAATCAAAGTAAAGTATTCGTTTGATTCATCTTCCAAAGCTGCTTTCATTAATTCTATAGTAGCTTCAACTAATGAAAAGTGACCCCAAGCTGTTGGGACAGTATTTTCGATGTAATAATCAGAGAAAAGACTTGGGGCATCGAACTTTGGGTGTAAATACAAATTAAATGTATCTTTACTGCCATCGTTGATAAATTTTTTCCAAATGTTATTTTGGTTAAATGAATTGATCGTTAAATTCAAAAAAGCTACTTTTTCCATTAATTTGTGTTTATAGTGTATTATATAAGTATAATCGAATTATACTATGAACAATTTCGAAAATCCCTTAGAGAGTCAAGCCAGCGTCAACGATGCTGGAGAAATGGAAGTTACCATCGCCAAGAAGTATTCTGAAGCAGAAGCTGGAGTTTACAAGTCTTACATGAGTATGTGCGCGATGGAAGATAAAACGTTTACAGATACTGCTGGGATGGGAGATAAAGAGACCTACAGTGTTTGTGCGGTGCAATATGGTAAAATGCGAGCCATGATGATGGATGATAGCAAAGGGGAACTCACTGAGAAGCAAAAGAAGCTTCCTCCCGCACTCCAAAAGAAGATCTTTGAAAAGATGAAAAAGAAGGGCAATTCTAAAGAGGAGAAGAAAGAAGGAAAAGAATAATTGATTTTTATATATTTTTTCTATAAAATCTTTTAGTGAAAACTATTGTTAAAAAGAAATTAGAAATCGAAACCAAAAGACATGATTTCAATAACGAATTTGCTTACATCGAAACGTGGCATAATACTCACCTGAAAGATTGTTTTTTTGCAGAAAAACAATTCCTCTGGCCTGATGGTAGTATAAAGGGTGGAGGTAAAAAATATTTCTTAGGCAGGAGTCTTGATTCTCCAGAGAAGGAGATTAAATGCATAAACTACAATAACTTTGACCATTTTGACCATCTATACTTTTTTGGTGAAAACGGAGAAATTATAAATATTCTTCACGTATGAGTACGTACCATATAATATCGACTCCACCAGACTGTACAACATTCAGTTGGATGATGGACCCTTTTATGCCTCAAGTACAATCTAATGGAGTCAGTGCAGAGGCAGTAAAACGATTTGACGTAAAATTTAACCAAGGTTATATTTTTGATTACGCTCAGGCTGGCAAAAGGATTGGGGTTACTGGATTAGAACAACAGATTTCAGAAGCTCCAGAAACATTTGCTTTAAAAATTGAATTCGATCATCAAAACGGAGAAGTCCTTGGCGCAGGGATTGAAAAAGGAAATACCAAAGATTCAACATTTGATAACTTTTGCGCTCAAAGCGATATAGCCGGAGAAGAAATGGAAACAGGACAAGAATTAGTTTCTCCAGCTGAATATTATTTAGATTTGGCTAAATTTGACGGTGGCTGTATTGAAGAATTATACATAAGAGAAAATATCCATCTACATCTTAGGGGCCATTACCAAAAGTTTGACGAATATGAAATGGATGGAGAGATCGACGGTCAAAGTGGTGGAGTCGGAGTAGGTCATGGAGTTATGAACCCGACTGGTTCTGTCCTACCTAATGGAGATATCGAATATAGAGCGTTATGTGCAGACCCAAGAACTGGGAATATTCTAGAAATATCAACATCAGGAAATAATATCTACTTCTTTGCTCAGAGTTCGAGCGAGCTCGACGGAGGAGAACCACCCGGAGGAGGTTAAGTCGGCTTAAAAATAAAGTTCATCAAAGAACCTATTACCATTGTAAGCCTTATCATCAATCCAAAAGTCATATGCTGGTTTATCTGTTCTTAACTCAGTATATTTGACTCCCCACCCCTCAATCTGCTTCTTTGTAAACTCCAACCAATCTTTCCCTGAGTTGGCTCCTCTCGCAGTCCAGTAGGTAATTTTGTTGCCACTATCAAATAAGCTATTAAAATAATCAATGCGATTTTTCATAGGGCGAGCTAATTCATATTTGCCTCGACTATCTGTACAAATAGTCCCATCGATGTCTACAATAAAATGTCTCATAGTTCTTTAATTTTGTCTATAATTTTCGTTGCGCTTATATCTTCAGAGAATGGAATAAAATATACTTCTGCTTGCCCACACTCTGCTTTCTCAGCGGGGTGCAAAGTAGTAACACTATAATCTCCACCTTTATACCAACGAGAGGGTTTAAAGCGTCTCAGGTAGCCAGAAACTGTTGCTTCATTAAACACGAAAACATAGTCAACGCACTCATGACAAGCCACAAGGAAGGCTCTCTGCTCTTGACTGATAATAGGTCTTTCTGGACCCTTATTCTTCTTGATACTTTCATCCCCATTCACACCAACAACTAATTCATAATCATCAGGCAAATCTTCCTTAATTGATCGAAGAAGGTGTGCGTGACCTGCATGGAACATATCGAAGCAACCATTGGTAAAAGCCATCTTTTTGCCTCCTACCGCGAAATGGTGCATGATTGTGCATGTATCAACTATTTTTGAGTGGTTCATATCGTTGCTGTCCCAGCTTTACTAACGACAATACTACAGCAATCCTGAGCGTAGTCAATAGCTAGATCTATATCTTGATTAAATAAATAATTAACTGCAAAGGCAGCAAGAAAAGTATCTCCAGCACCACTCACATCTCTTACTTGAGAAGCGGATATTAAAGGATATTCCTTTCCTTTAAATCTACAGCCTTCCCCCCCCAAAGTCACAAGAAGGTTTTTGACTCCCATTCCCTTAAATCCATTCTCCTTGTGTTCTTTTTCGTTAATTTTAATGAGGTCGAATGAATCAGCCCATTTTGAATTATATTTCTTTTTAGTATCTAGAAAAGACATTTGAGAATTATCTGCAATATATTTTAAATCTCTATCTGTCAGGTATCCCTTATCGTAATCCGAGACAATTACAGCGTCATAAGACCAAACCTCTGCTTCGCGCAAATTTAATTTATTAACTTCTTTATATTCATCTGAGTCAACACGGAGAAACATTTGATTAGAAGAAGAATCTACATATCTAACCTTAGAGCCTTCCTTTTCGTTTGTTAAAATATCTACTATCCCTACCTCATTTAAGCCAATAACGCATTCTATGACGTTCCTGTGGACATTAGAGGCCATTCCAGCACACTGGATAGATCTCTCCCCTCTGAAAACTGGTACAGGAGCTTCTGGGCAAAGTCTGTCAGCAGAACCATAGACGAAAACATCCAAGCAACTCTCTCCTATAATGAGAATCTTTTTCATTTCTGCGAATCTCCTTTCCGAACCCTGTAAGAGTCCTCTTCAAAATGTTGGGTGCTTACTTCGAATACAGAAGATTCTTCTATAGCGATAAGTTTATGAGGTATACACGGCTTTAAATGCACTGTATCGCCAACCTCCAAAGTCATACGCTTCTCCTCTGCGTTAGTTAAATCGTAATATTTTAACAGTAGCTTGCCTTTTGTCACTGCCCAAGTTTCTTCCTTCTTTATGTGGTAGTGCATAGAGAACTCTGCTCCTTTGTTGAACTCTAGGATCTTACCGCAGTAAAGTTCATTATTTGCAATCCAAACCTCTTTACCCCAACCTTTTAAATGAGCTTTAACAACGCCCTTAATTGGCTCCATTTTCATTAATGGATTTTAGCTAGAATGCATGAAAATTCAATAACTAATAATAAAAAAACCGCCCTTAGGGACGGTTTTAAATGATTTAAATTAGTTTTATTTTTGCTCTCTTCTCTCCTTCTCTTTCTTTTTCTCTTTTGCTGCTACTTCATGGGCGATAGCGAAGTAACAAAGAAAAGATGTAATGGCAGATAAGAAAAGTACCCTCATGGATTAATAATTAAAAATAAGATAGGACAATCTTATTTTTTATCTCCCTTGTCTTTAGCTTTACCAATATTAACACTAAGGAAGTCAACCAGCTTATATACTTTAGCGAGGATAGTGCCTTCTTTGGGAGTAGGAGTTAAAGCTGCAAATGCGCTAGCTGCTGCAATAACAGCACAAGCCCAGTTAAACCATACTTGATCTTCGACGAATTGAATAAGTGATTCCATAACAATATTTTGTTTGCATAACTTATTACACTAAACAAAAAAACAGGGAATTATCTGCCCTGTCCCCTATAGGGCTTTTTATAGTTTTTAGAGCTTTTTATCTTAGAGGCCTTACTTCTAGCATGTACTCCTTTACGTCTAATCTTCTTTTTCGCTTGATAAGTGTTTATTGTTTTCATTTCACTCTTCCTCTATTACTTATCTTTTACAAATTGCCCATCCACCATCTTACCCGTACGCTTTTTAATCACACCATAAGCAGAATTCAGGCTATCAACTGTATCCATATCAACCATCTTAGCTAATAAAACAATAGTGACTAACATATCACCAATACCATCTTTTACTTCTGCACGAATATCCTCTTCACTTGGGGTAGGAATCCCAATACCCTCCATGAAATCTGCTTGATAATCAAAATCATTTAACTTCTGTAAAGCTTGCCTTGTTTCATCAAGTTCTTCTTGGGTTTTATCTAGTTGGCGTAATGGAGTAGATTCGGCAAGAATACCCTTGCTTTCCCCCCACTCAATAACTAATTTACTTAGTTCTTCGTATTTCATAGATTCTTCTCTCTCCAACATTTTGTTGAATGCGTTCTCAAAAGGTCTCATAGACTTACCATTTTAGGAGCGATCTCTTCAATTTCCTCACACAGTCTTAAAATTTCGGAGGTTTGCATGTTGAGCGCTTTTGTTTTCAACTTAAACATTTCATTATAGAAACGTTGATAGTCCTCTAATTGATAGATGTACTCTTGACCTGCGATCTTAAGGATAAAGTCTCCATATGTTTCATATAACATTGGGTCAATGCATTTTTCAATTGGATCATAGGAAGCATTCCCTATAACATAATCAAAAATGTCGTGACGATCCACTTTAATATTCATTATCTCTTGACTCATGATATTGGTTGCGAGTCCACCGATAGATAAGAGGTGGACCCGCCTTTTTCTATAAACCACCCTCTAAAGCTCTTTAATACGATTAATGACCATTTGATAAGCCTCGTCTGAAGGGTCATTCTTCCTATTAGGTGCAATCATTTTATGTGTTAGAATATTTTCAATCCCAAAACCAAATTTATCCATAAGATACTTGCACTTCTTAGCAGCAGAATCAATTTCAGCCGCACTTAGTGTTCGTTTATTAGTGTCTCCATAGAAAGAAATACCAACACTATGACTGTTTAACCCGCTAACACCTTCCCAAGAAGATCTTCCAGCATGCCAAGCTTTTTTCTTGTCATAAACGAACTGTGTGCAAGATCCATCAGCTGCAATAAGATAGTGGTAACTAACCTTTGATGCGGCATTTAAAATCCATGAACGAGTCCCATCATGACTTCCACTGCTATGATGCAGAATCACATACTTCGGTTTAATAGTCCCAGACTGGTTTGGGGACGCTTTGTAAACTTCAGGATAATTATCTTTAAGCTCTTCAACTGGTGGCTCTGGCTTTTCTGGTTCGCCTTTTGCATCGTGAACCAACTGCTCCCAAATCATTTTCCATGTAGCAGGGCCATCAATTCCATCAGCTTTTAAGCCAAGCTTGCCTTGAACTTCTTTGACAATTTTGGCTTTAGCAGAAAAGCGCATCTTTATTCACCTTCAGGTAAAACTTCAAGCTCTGGTTCAGGAGCTGGTGCAGGTG